CAGGATTAAGAGTTATTTTAAATAATTCATTTCTACATAATATTCCAGCTACTACTTGTCCACCCCTTGGTATTCCATATATCCATACAGGATCTTTTTTAGTAGCTATTTTATTATCTTTAAGAATATTTGTTTCTATATATTCTATTTGTCCGTAAATATGATTCCAATTTAGACACCTGTTGTTTTGTTCCATAATATTATTTGTAATCTTGTTGAAAAGTTAAATGTATGTTCTAAACAAAAGTTTAAAACTTTATCTTGATTTTGTTTTAGTTCTTCTTGGTCTTCTGCACTTGGCATTAAATATATTTTTTCTGTATGTAAAGAAAGTTTATTTTTTAATTCTAACACTTCTTCCATATCTTGATTTCTACTAATAACAAACTTGAAAATACTTTTAGGTGATATGTTAAAAAAACTTAAAACATCTTTTTTTATTCTTCTTTTTTCTAATTCTCCACTATTAGATAATTTAGGACTACAATTTATTAAATCTATATATTCATATATTAAGTTTGGTATTAATGTACCATTTGTTTCTATTTCTATATAAGGTTTAAATTGTGTTAATTTAACTAGTTCATCTAAAAATAGTTTTAATGCTTTTTGTTGTAGTATTGGCTCACCACCAGTCAATACAATATGACAACCATCTAAAATTTGTTTTTTATATTTTTTATAAATAATAGAAGCAAATTCTTTTTCTTCATACTTTTTTCCTGTTCTCCAAACTTCTATACTATCACACCGCCAGGTTGCTCCATTATGAAGTTTTTGATCTTTTTCTGTTCCTCTACCACCGCACATTAAATTACATGCTGTTAATCTTATAAATATTGAAGGCACACCCATTGTTTTACCTTCTCCTTGAATACTAAAAAAATGTTCACTAATTGCTATGCTCATACGTTACTATACTTGAAGTTGTTTCTTTTAATTCTATTTTTACTATTGGTAAATTTTCTTTCACTTTATTAAATAAATATTTAGCTAAATGCTCAGCACTTGTTACTTCATTAAACTCAGTAAATTTTAATGGAGTATTTTCTTGTTTAACAAACATTTTTAAATACTTGTATAAAGGATCATTAACATTAATTAACATACTATGATCTAGTTTTTTTATAATAGGATCCACTATTTTATCTATAGCACTAAACAACATTGTAATTCCTGTTTTTTCATTATATGGTAATTTAAATATCATATCTACATAATATGTATGTCCGTGTAAATTAAAACATTTATCTTTTAAATTTTCGTTTCTATGACCTGCGTAAAAGTGGTATTTTTTTCTTATTTGGTACATATATTATTGTGTTTTAAAATTTTTAAATGTAATTGTTTTACTTTATTATTAAAGTCTTTATCATTTTCACAAAAAGTATGACAAATTCTACATAAAGCAACTAAATTTTCTATATAATCTTTAGTATTTTTTACTTCTCTTATTCTATTTCTTCCTGTACCTCCACTACCCCTTCCAGATAAATGATGAATGTCTACAGCCGGATCCTCACAAACTTCACAAGGTATGTATTCAGTTTCATCAAAACCCATTTTTTGTAAATATACTTTTGTGTGGTTTTTCATAACTTACAACTTTTATCGTAAACCTTTTTTAAATTATTCATTATTTGTTTATTACAAGGACTACAACTTTTCCATTCTGGCTCATTTCCAAATATATTTTTGTATAAAGTATTTATTATTAATTTTTCTTCTTTATTTAACCTTTGGTTTTTTTCTATGTTTGGTATTACTTCTTCATATATTTTTATTTCATCTTCAGTAAACTGTCTTATATTTTTAAATCTTGGAAACATTTGATTTAATTGATTTCTTCTTTTTTCACATCCACAATCATCTCCTAATACTTTTTTTGCTAATTTATCTAATCCAGTAGCTTTTGTAAACTTTGCTATATCATCTCCAATTCCTTTACTTTTTTCTTTCATCTTTTAAATAGTTTTTAATTATTCTTATTGATTTTCCTAACGTGCTTCTGCTAATTTTTGTAGCTTTTGACATTGTGTTTAAACTAAAGTTTTTTTTGTAGTATAATTTAAAAACAGATACATCAAACCAATTTTGATTTTTTAGTTTTTCATCTATCCAGTTTAATCTATTTTCTTGTTCTATAAATTTATTTAGTTTTTCTTTTGTTAGTGGTTGTTTATTATAAATATAAAATTCTTTTAATTGTTCATCATTATATTTTTTTCTATACTTTTTATGAAATGGACTTGTATTGCTATGATATTGGTTAATCATTATTCTAACTATATAAAACGTTAGTTTTTTTTGTTGTATTATTTTAAGTATTTTTTTGTTATTTCCATTATATAAAATTAAAATAGTTTCGTGTAATAAATCTTCATAATCTGGGTGTTTATTACTTGTAATTCTTTTACTAATATCTAGTAATTTATTATAACTTTTTTCTATATATATATCTAAAGGTTTCAATTTTTGTATAATAATTCTACACCTCTATTTTTTAACTCGTTATATTCCCATTTGCCTAATGGACTAATTTCTACATGCACATTTATTGGGTTATATAAGTTGTGTACTTCGTTTATTTTTTCATTTATATATTCATCCACATCAAAAATAGTTCTTGTTTCTTTGTGTATTATGACTTCTTCTTTTATTCCTGTATCAACTTCAAATATATAATACGAAAAATCTTGATCTTTTCTTCTTATATTTTTTGGTGGATCGTGTTTTTTTCTAATCATTTCTGTATTCTTTTAAAACGTGAATAACTTGGTCTATTGTATAACAAACAACTGCTTTATATCCATTCATATTTAATTTTGTAATCCAATTTTTTTGTTCTTTAGTTGGCTTGTTATATCCTACTTTTAATTCTATCATTAAACCATGGTATTTTTTATTTGGCTCAAATATTAATATATCTGGTACACCTTTGCTATAATGTCTTTTAAGTATTTGTTTTTGTTTAAAATTATTTTTACCTAAAAATACACCACCTAAAGTACAAGTATATAAAACTTTATTTAAATCCAAATATGTTACTACTATATCTTGTAGATCTTTTTCTTTCATTTGAATAAACCTATTTGTTCTGTTTTATTTTCTTTAATATCTAGTAGTGTTTGAAATATTGTTTTTCCAACTTCATAGTCTACTAGATTTCTAGATATTTTATCAATTCTTTGTTTACCTTTGTATTTATAAAAATTATATTCGTGAAATTCACACCACTTTTTAACTTCGTTATCACTTTGAAAAATTCTAGCTTTTCGCTCTTTTAAACTACTAGGTAATCTGAAATTTGTCCAATATAAATGCCTACCCCTTTTTTGTCCTGGTATTAGTGGTTCATAATAAGGTATTACATTTTCTACACAATATTTACCTTTATAATAATGTTTTAAAAATATAATTTCTTTATATAATGACATATCTGGGTAAATAGGTTTTGTAGAATTACGTCTTGCAAATCTCGCTCTACTATGAGTAGGACACGGTGGGCTAGACCAAATAAAGTCGAATTCTTTGTAGTTATCTAATAAATATTGGTGTGCGTCTGCTACAATTACTTTATCATTTGGGAACCTATCTTGATATAATATTGCAAGTTCTTCATCTAATTCAACCGCAGTAACTTCAATGTCATCTTTTACTTCATTCCACTTGTATCTATTACCACCTAAACAAGAATATAAATTTAATATTTTCATTATTTTTTAAATATAAATATGTTAATTTGAAATAATACTACAAGTATATGTATTTCCCAATACGTTCTAATTTCATCTGGCTCAAAATGTCTAATCCCAAGTAATAAACCATTTTTTATAAAACTAATAAATATCATATCCTTTTCCTGTATCTTATATATCCAGTTGCAGTTTCAATTCGTTCATAATTACAATTTTCTACAAGGTGTTTATAAAATTTATTAACTTGTGATTGATCTTCTTTAATTCTATTTAAATATGCACTATCTAAAAAATCAGGCATATTATTTGCACTACTCCCTTTACTAAAGTTTTTTTGGTTCCTACACCAACGTTTATAACGTAAATTAGTATTCCAAGTTTTTTCTAATTCAAACCTCATTTTTTTACCATTATCTTCTGTCCAATAATCTACAAAATCTTCAATATGTTCTTTTGGTTCTAAAACTGAAACTTCTTGTAAAAAAACATCTTTGGAATTTTCTAATTTATTCTTTTTATTTATTATTATTTCTTTATTATTATTTACTTGTAAATTTTCGCACTCTTGTATTGAAATATTTTCATCTACAGTTTTTAAAAATTTTAATATCTTGTTATCAAATATTTTAAAATGGTTTTTAGCTGGTAAACCTTTCTTTTTTATTTGTATAAATTTTTTATCTACTAAAATATTTAATGCTTGTTTTATTTGATAATAAGATAATGTTGTTTCACAAGTTATTGAGGATCCTGTGTTATAAAAAAACCCATCTTGTAATTGATGGGTTTGGTTAAAATAGTTTCTTTTTTGAATTAAATCTGATAAAACAATACTAGCATCAATTCCAATGTAACATAATATCGCTTTGTTTATAATAAAAAACGGAGTTGTTGCTAATATTGTCTTATCGTTCATACCTAAAAATATAAATATAATTTAATTATAAAAAAAATTTAATATAAAAGTTATTAATAATGATTTGTTAAAAAGGCATTTCAACTGATTTCTTATCTTTTAAAAATTCATCATACATAACTGTATACTTTTCAACTTCGTCTATACCTATTTTCCCTGTACTTGCTAGATCAATAGCGCCTTTAAAAGCTACACTAAAACGTATATCTTCTTTAGCATCACTATTATTACTAGAATAATTAGGTTTAGATCCAAATTTACTTTCTCCTTTAAAAGCAAATTTTACTGTTCCTTTTGGACTTATAGTATATTCAACTTCATCTCCTATTTTTTCGTAAATAGAATCTTTCTTTTTATATATTTTTCCAATATCTCCATTTTCAAAGATAACAGTAAATATAAACATATCATTAAATTTTTCATTTTGTAAATTTAATTCAGTAATTACAGATTTTTTTGTTTCCATTTCTAAATATTATTAATTAATAATTCGTTAATATCTAATTTTAAACACTTACATAAACCAATCATTTCTGAAACTTTTAATGTTCCAGGATCCGAAAGTTTAGAAAGCATTGAAGGGTAAGATAAACCCAGTTCGTAAGCTAAATCCTTTTTTGTTAAATTACTTTCATTTAAAGCAATAACTAAATTGTTTTTAGCATTTTTTATAATATTTGTATTATACAAATGTAGTTTTAAACTTCTTGCCATAATAAATAAATTTGTGTAAATATATATAATATTTTTAATATAAAAAAATAATTTTACTTGTATATTAAATTTATTTTATATATCTTTAAGTAAATAAATTATAACACTATGAAAAAAGACATACAATTATTAGAAGAATACAAAGATATTCTAATGATAAGAATAAAAGAGTTACAAAAGGAACTTAAACAATATGATGATAATATAACTTCTTATATAAATACATCAAATATATTATTAGAATTACAAAGCCAATATTTAAAAGTACAAGGATTAATAATTAAAAATATATAATTATGGATTCTTATAGAAAATACATTATAGAATTAATATTAAGCAAAAACCCTAATATTAAGAAAATAGATTTATACACACAAACAACAAAAAGATTAATTGATAAATATATTAAAAAATGAAGATAATAATTGACAACAAACAAGTGGATCTAAACACTATAACTATAGAGGATGTACACTCTTGGGATTATCCTGAATTTTGTGATGCTTTTGTAAGCTATGCAAAATTTACAGATGGAACAGAATTAAAATTTAACCAGCTTGACATAATTACTGATGACTACCCTGAATTAGTAAATGATTTAGCTTTACAAACTTTTCAATTTAATTTATAAAATTATGATAGTAACAATAGATGCTGAAACTACTGCTATTGAATTAGCAATGAAAAAAGTAGAAAAAAAGTACAAAGATTTAGGTGTTGAATACATTGTAAATAATTACGATGAATTTTCATCTTTTAATTATACTGAAAAAGCACAAGTTGATTATGAAAAATATTTAAAGTACTTTTATAATATATTAACTAAAAACAACAAACACTATGAACAAAACACAAAAACTCAACCAGATATTTAAAGAAATAGAATCACGAACAGATCAGTACGTTTATGACTTTATAGAAGAAAATAAAGTATTACAAATAGATGATTTTGACTCACTTTATGATGTATTAGAAGATTTAGGTTTTTTTAATGTAGAAATTATATATTACGCAAGAGCAATAGACTACTTAAAACAAAATGATCCTAGTTTACAATTCTGTATGGAGATAGCTTATGAATTTGGCTACGAAACAAAAGACATTAATTCAGAATTATTAGCTAGTTTATTAGCAAGTAGAGATTTAATAGATACCTTTATAGAATTTGAAGATAAAATAAATAACATTTTAAAAAATTATGAATAAATTAACACAAAAGAGAATAAAAGATATACTAACTGATTTTTGTAGTAAATTGTTTTATAATCCTGTATTTGATGAAGGTTTTCTGGAAACAACAGTTGGTTGTGAAGATGAAATGCAAGATGATAATAGTGATAGTATGAAAAAATGTTTAATAGGAAATTATTTACTATGGTATGGTTATGATTATGTTTTGCAAGATGATAATAAACACCCAACAAAAGAAGAATTAATAAATAAATATTTGAATAAATAAAATGACACAAAAAGAACAACTACTAAAATACTTTCAGGAAGAAGATTTTAGTATAACAACGTTAGAATGTATGCAAAAATTATTAATTTTGGATTTACAAGGAGTAATTAGAGATTTGGTTAATGAAGGACACAGAATTGAATCATTTTGGATTAGTAGAAAAAATATATACGGAGATATAAAGAAATTTAAAAGATATTATTTAATACAAAGCGATTATGACTATACACAATTTAGTAGAGAAAGAGAAGTTTTAAAAGGTGTTACATTATAGGTAGTTTTGTTTATAGTGTTGTTAACTACCTGTAGAGGGTATTGTATTAGAAATAATACTTTACCCTCTTTTTTATAATTTCATTAACAGATTTATAGGTAGTTTACCATTGTTTAAAACAACTCCACAACCAATCGCTGGTTTCTTACCGTATTTAGCATAAGCCATAGCGTAACTTTCGTGATCTATACCACAACCTACCTGCATTCCAAAAACTCTAAAATTTTGACCTACATAATGCTCACAATATGCTTGTGTGTGTAAATGCCCCTGCACTGTATTCTGCATATCTGCCCTACACTTACTGCGACTTGTACCACCCTCTCCATGCAAATATTGTACATTATCTTTTTCGTATCTTTCTACAAATTCCCAACCAGGCACTTCTAAAACCTCTTTATAGCTTTTTATCCATTTGCTAGGTATAGAGCTTGTTTGTCCTTTACGGAAAATCATTCTATCGTGATTTCCAATTATTACAGTAGATTTAGGAAATTCTTTATGCCACCTAGCTATACGCTTTATAGACAATTCTAATTCATCTGCACCACCCATTCCATCTGCATTTGTTTCGTGGTAACTTGCATAATGATTATCTATTATATCACCAATAAAAACAACCTCTGTACAATTAAATTGTTCATATTTAGATACACAAAATTCTAAGTATTTGTCTAAGCAGAAAGGCTCGTGTAAATCACCAATAACAAGAACATTATTTACTACACCACCATTAGAAACACGCATTTCTTTTATTAAATCGTGTTCAGCTTTAGTTAGTCTAAGTCTATAATCTTTTTTAATTTTCAGGATCTTATTTTTTTTCAAACATTGAAAGACATAATGGAAGTATTCCAATAGAACATAAAATTACTCCTTCCCAACTTATATTTCCATTCATTGATTCTAAAGCATAAACAACTATAACTCCACCAATAGTGCGTTTTGCTGACCATCTTCTTAAATCACCAAATCTTTTATCTTTAAATATTGTGGTTAAATCTAAATTCTGTAACACTTTTTTCATTAATGTTGTCCTCCTCCTTTTTTGTAGTTAGGAATAATAGCATTAAAAACACTATCAAGCCAACCAAAGATCTTGTTGTCATTTTCAGTTGGTGTTAGATTGATTATAACTTTTAAGAAAGCCATAAATCCAATCAATAATTCTAGCCAATTTGTTTGTATAAATTCCATTTGTTTTTGTTTTGGTTAAATCTTTGTATTCTTCATAAGCATTAAAACTTGGACATGCCTTGTTTGCAAATTCTCTGTGTCCGTGTATTGTTGCTTCTGGATATATTTTTTTTAAATATCTTAATATTATTATTAATGATTCTTTTTGTGATTCTGTTCTTGTGTCTTTTGCTTTGTATTCACCATCTGTTCTAAAATTTTCTACACCACCTATATAACAAACCCCTATACTTGTACAGTTTTCGCCTTTAGTGTGTGCACCGCATTCGTTTAACATTCTTCCAGTTTCTATAATTCCATTTAGTCTAACTACAAAATGATAACCTATACCTTTCCAACCCCTTTTTTTATGCCATTTATCTATTGTTACTGCTGATATATCTTCACCTTCTCTTGTTGCAGAACAATGAATAATAATTTTATTTATTTCCTTCAAAATATTTTTTTATTGAATTGTAAAAATCTCTACTTAACATACCTACTAAACCACCTATAAAACCTAATATAACAGTGTGTAATAAAGTTTCTACAGGAACAAAACTAATAGTAAGTAAATTACCACCCATAAAACAACAACCCCTGTTATATATTTCTTCCATTACAATTTTACTATTTGATATGTTACATAAACTTTAAAACTACCATTACCACCTAAATCTGCACTGTTCCACATCATTAACGCTCTGTTATCTATACTTCCTGCATATACTCCGTCAAAAAGATTTGAGCTTGAACCTCCAAATATAAAGGTTCTACTACCTGTATCATTTTTTATAAAATCCCTTTGCCTAACTAAATATTCTGTACTATCACTTGTATCATAATTTATATACAAATTGTTAGATGTTGGACTAGCAACACTATTAAAAGTATATATAACAGTTATTGTTAGAGGTTGTACTATATAACCAGATCCTGGAGCGGATACTAAAGTTAAAGGGTTAGAATTCAAATCTAAATTACCAACTACTGTATCAGTTTGTATAACAAATTTAGCATCAATTTTTTTACTAGTTCCGTTTGCTGACCCACTACTGTCTGAGCTATCAACAATCATATATAAATCGTTTTTAGCTGTTGGTTCTGCTAATGCCGTTTTGTCTGTTAGTCTTTGTCCTGCCATTTTTCTTTAAATAGGTTTTTAATTTTACTATATTTTTTTTTCTTTCTTTTATAGATTTTTTATTGATCATATTAGCAAAGTATTGTAATATCTGCTCCTTGTATAAAAGATTTAGCTTTATTACTTAAAGGGGCAACATCTAAATTTAATCCAGAATAATATGTCTGTGCATTTGGTGTAACATCACCTTCATTAGTTTGATTTGTAGAGTATTCTGGAAAACTAGCTATGTTTCCTGTTAGATAATCTATTAATCTTTTTCTATAAAACTCTCCTTGATCCATACTTGCGTTTATGAGTGGTTTTAATTCTTCGTGTGATACACTTGTGCCTTGTTCTGTACTCATTGTAACTACACTATTGTTCACCATACGTAAACGCAAAAATGGTAAAACAGTAGCAAATGCAAATTGTGTTAAAGCCGGTTGTACAAATTTTTGTAATAGTGTTAAATATGCTCCAGATAAACTACTACCTTGTATGTCTGAAATTAATTTGTCTTGTAAATCAGTACCTAAAACAGGTAATATATATCTATCCTGAGCCATTAGTATATACGGAAAAAGTAAATTGTCATCTACTGAACCGCCCAAAGCTGTATCACGTTTTAATTTATCCGTTGAAATAAAAAGTGTGTGTTGTATTGCCATATTTTAATTTTATTTTGTACCTGGATATGCTCCTTGATTTGGCATATTAACAGGTGCTATTTTACTTTCTTCTAATCCTTTAGGTTTTCTAACATAACTTTTAGGAATGCTATCTACCTTATTGTAGTCATTATCTAAACTTTGATTATCTTTTAATTCAGTTCCTTGTTTTAGTCTATATAGTATTTCTTTCCATTTATGCCTACAATAAACCCCACCCTTAAATTTAAACAAATCATATTTTTTACCTTTATGTCCTAATTGTCTATTTACTCCTGCATCACTTGCTTTGTCTATATCTTCTATTCTCCAAACAAAACCACCTCTACTTAACCTCATCATATTGTCACAAAATGGTCTACTACTACCTGTTTTTCTTGGTTTTGTAGATCCTACTGCATATTTAAATCTAACTCTATAAATAGATTTGTCTAAATAACTAAATTTATCTTCATCAGATTTTATTTCGTTTACTGCAAAATTTTCTTTCTTTTGTATTAATCTGTTTGCCCAATCTTCGTAACTTTCTTCACTACCATAATCTCTTTCATCAACTATTTCCCATTCTTCACTATTTATTTGTTGACCTTCTAAATTTTCTAAAATACTTTGAAAACTTTCATTAGATAATGTAGTTAATTCTTCCACGTTTTCTATTTCTTGTACTTTTTTAGCAGACCAACTTTGACCAGCATCACCACCCCATAAAGCCCACGCAATTCTACCTGCACTTGGAAATCCTTCTTCACCTATTTCAAAACCTTTACCTGTTTTATCACTTTCGTGTCTAGCAAAAAAACTATTCATTCTTTTAATCGTGTCTAAACTTAAATTTTGA